CTAAACAAAATATTATTTTTTTAATTTTATATGTCTTGATTACATTTAAACAGTCTACACATGGCGCCGAATCATTACTTGCGCCGGCCTGTGTTAATCGAGATACATAAAGTGTTGTTTTTTTGAATATCTTCAATATCTTATCTCTCTGTGATTTTCTACAATAAGTAGAATATAATTTATGAAGTACATTTACTTCGGCGTGACATGTGCACGTCGTCTTATCATACTTGCATGTATTACACCCTGTTGCGATAATTTTGCCGCCATAAGTGGCGATACATCCATGTCTATACCTCAGTCGCGATTTATCGGCTTTTTCCAGGCATTGCGAATAAATATTAAACATTTTATTAGATAGCATTTTTATTAATATAATTTATATTTTTAAATTATACGATAAGTATTATATATATATAATTTATGACGGATTTAATACCTGGGTGGATTATGTCACCAAAATATTGGGGATCATTACTTGGAACATTCGGTTTTATTAGTTTATGTATTATTAGTTTTAGACTATCTATTCGAGAAAAATATAATAATTTTAATTATGATACTCTTTCATTTGTGGGATGGCTTCAACTTCAAATAATAGCATTTTATGTTTTATTGTTATCACTATATCCGGTATTAATGGCAATATATAATTTATTGCTTATTGTAGGAGAGTGGATTGTATCATTATTTTCAAAAAGAAAAACAAACCGATTTATGAAATGGTTGGATTTAACTATTACTGATAACGTTTTGTATAGAATGGCTTGTTTAACAGGTATAGCATTTTACCTATACATAATTAATTGGATTATAACGATATATGGTGGTTTGGTTTATTATGGAACGATTATGTTATTGGGATATACTCAGGTTTAAATATTTTAAAATATAATTACCATATTTTTTTTTCAATTGTTTTAACCATTCAGCTTTTATTGATCCTATTTTTTTAATTTTTATATATTCGTCAATGGCAATCGTGTCAAGGTCTTTTACTTTTGGTCTAAATGCCTCAATTGATTTAGTCATTTTTGGAGCATTTACTAGTTCGGCAAATACAGCTAAAGAAGGGTCTTTTTGTTTATGTAACCAATTATAAAATTCAATATCACCATATTCTTTTTTGTTAAAAAAATCTTCTGTAAATGTCGGCCTTATTTGTAATAATTGTTCGCGCCGTTTATTTTTATATTCATGCAGTATTGGATTAATAATATGTGTATCATTATATAAAATAAATAATTCTTTCTCAAATTCTTCATTTGATTTATAAGGTGCGCTTTTAAATATGATTTGTTCTTTTTTGTATTGTATTGGTCTATTTGGTGTATAATACATAATATATAAAATATTATTTTATATTAATGGATACATTAAATATTAATGAATTATTAATAAAATTTATATCAAATAATAAATCATCCTTCTTTTTTTATTTATTATTCACAATGTTAGAATACCCTCTCATATATATTTATATTCCTGAATATTATGGTAAAGTTATAAACTCCTTTAAAGATAAGTCGCAATCATTGTTTGTGTATTTTATGAAAATGCTTACTTTATTATATGTATTGTCGTGGATCTGCGACGGATTTGTTATGTTGGCCATGTATTATATTATTCCGAAATTCACTGAATATGCTACAGGACATATATTTGAATTTATAATAGACCATTATGAGCACGATTTTGACAATATACACATGGGTGAAATTATATCCAAAATTATTAAAATACCTTCTATTTTATTTGAATATATTGATGTTATTAAAAATGAAATAATAAAATACTTGTTTGTATTTATTGGGGGATTTATACATTATTATAGTGTGTCATCTACATCATTAATGTTATATAGTTTTTTTGTAATATTAAACTACGTCTTTATGTATGTGTTGTATAACTATTTTCATGACCTCGATTTAAAGGCAAACAAGTTTCAAGATACATTATATGAGGTTATTGTGGATTGTTTAAATAATATGGCATCTATATACACGTGTAATCAAGAATCATCTGAAAAGGAAAAGTTTTATACATCGACATTTGCCGATTATAAGGATATTATGTATAAAATTCGTGAGCTTTACATGAAAGGTAATGTTATATGGGGTTTTTTTGTTATATTGGTTTTTATCAGTTTAAATTATGTTTTATATAACACATACTTGAAAAAGGAGATTGATGCTGAAAAATTGATAAGTTCATTTATTATTACATTTTCTATTATTAGAATATTTGAAAAAACAGAGAGAAGCGCCAATAACATATCCAGTATCAATAGTAAAATTTTGGACACCGAAACCTTTTTTAATAGTTTGGACTCTATCCAAAAAAGCACTAAAAATGTAAAAAATACTTTCAAGAATGGTGATATTGTCATTAGTAATGTATATCACAAATATGGTGATAAATTCGTCTTGGAAAATATTAATATTCAAATACAAAAGGGTGAAAAAATCGCATTTGTTGGGCAAATTGGAAGTGGCAAAACTACATTGATAAAGATACTTATTGGATTTCAGCCGTTGGTAATGGGAAATATTACAATTGGTGGAATAAGCATTAATAATATTTCGAACGAAGATATACGTAAACACATATTTTATATACCTCAAAAACCAAAATTATTTAACAGAACATTGTATGAAAATATTATTTATGGATTAAAAACACCGCCTTCAAAAAATGAAATATTAACTATTTTAGATGATTTAAAATTAGGCGATATTAAAACCGTGTTTGAACCTAAAATGGATGAGCTCATGGGCGTCGAAGGAAATAAACTATCGGGGGGTCAACGACAAATTGTATGGTTATTACGGTCCTTTTTTAGACATACTCATATCATCATTATGGATGAGCCCACTGCTTCGCTTGACCCAGAAAATAAAGAACGAATTGTTCACATAATTAAAAAATTATCCATAGGGAAAACCGTTATTATCGTAACACATGATTCAATCGATGACTCATTCCGTAAAATAGAATTTAAGGCGGGCAAATTGATATCTTCTAACTATTTTTAAATATATTATTAATTTAATGTCATTATTAATAGATCCTACAAATACTACTTTACCTGCTGTTGATTTTTCAGGGTCCATATTAAATTTTCGATTTATCGACATTGATGTTAGTGTAACAATTAATTTAGAATCGGGTGATTTTTTGTTTATACCTGGATTTAATAATACCGATTCAGTCTCTCGCATAAATATTCCAAGAGATTTATTGAACAATTTATTTTTATATACATTAACCTATACCGATTTGTCCAATAGTGATTGGTCCAACATGAGATATGCCATGAATGTATGGCCAAATATTTCCTTTTCTACTTCAAAGGTAATATTATCAAAAGCGATTCAACCCAATGCTCGCAATCAACATTTACAATATGATTACATACGATACCTTTTATACACAATTACCGGAACAAATTTTATGAGTGGATTATTTCGCAATAAGGACGAATTACTTCAAAAAGTTATATCTCTTGACGCAACCTTTAATACCGGTGTTCGAAATATTTTAGCAACGTGTGGCACACAACTTGCGCCAATGGATAATTCATCCTATTATAATAACCCTGGAAGAATATTAATTGAGTCCATTTTGGCGCAAGATAATGTTATGGAAACCGATAATGTAGAAAGACGCGCATTATTAATACAAAACTTTAAAGGCCGATTAACAACATTATATACCGCGAATAAAGATACGGCTTATTATATTCATGGTATAAAAACAGGCACCATAAGTTCAACTTTTTATCATTCTGTGTTTTTAGAAAAGGGGCTAAATAGAACGTTGCCAATAACATTTAGTAGCGCAATTTTTTTTGGATCACCCGTAGATTTATCAAGTTATACATTTTATACATATAATACCGGAATTAGTACTTCTTCTGTAGTTACTAATATACCTTCAGACATAATAAATTATTCTACAATACATAACTATTTTTTTCCCTTTAATTTCACATATAGTGATTCATTGTCAGTTCGATTGACATATAAACCTAAAAATAATACTTATTTGGGTAAAGAAATACCCGACCGTTCGTATGAAGTGTATTTGGATGTTGGATTGGATAGTTCATTTAATGTACCCTATGACCCCTCTGGTAGTGAAGGGCTGCCCGCATTAGTTATCGCGGGTAATCCCCGTCAATATCAACCCAATTTAATAAATAAAGCATTTCAATATGTATTTTTTAATGTGTCTCCTCCAAATTTGTATTATTCGCCATATAATTTTTATCCGACTTTATTCGATATTCAAGAAATTACATTTTCTACTATGGTTGAGAAACGTTTCCCTGCTCCCAATGGTTTTATTACTGTGGATAATATTATATTTGATTGTAATGAATGGAATGAATTATTAGAAGTAAATCATGATATTGCTTATTGTTATGTTAACACGAGCTCCGAATTACCTTATATTACTGACGCATCACAAGCAGAATATGACGTATCAAACAATATACCGACTATAAATTGGTTTATCAGCGTTTTTACACGCCCGCGCAATAAAGTGACGGATGACACAGAGGGTATTGGGTTTGATAGATTTAACAGCATTCCAATAGTGACCCGATTTGATACATGGGAAACACGTAATTTAAGTAATTTGAAATGGGATAATAATATGAATTGTCAATGCCCTTGGACAGAAATATTGAATATTCCCGTAATTAGTATAACACCCTATGGTTCAATTACACTCAATGGCGACCAGCAATTAATGGCCTTGGCTATTGCTACCGATAATATAAATTTTCGTGGGTATATTAAGGACGTTGTTATCACATTTAATGATGGGCGATATATAAAAATGGTGTAATATAAAAATAGTGTAATATAAAAGGTATATAATATATATGAAAATTGCCCTATTATTGAGCGGACTTCACTATAGAGAGAACCCTGATGATAATATTAACATAGCCGGTTATACTATTGATTTTCGATATTATATTAAAAATATTAAAACCCATGTATATAGTTTGGGTGAAATTGAAACCTACATTGTAACAAATGATAGCCCTATTTTGGATGAACTGCGGGCCGCGTACAACCCTGTTGAGGTTTGTATTATGAAAGACACACTAAATCGGCGCATTTCAAAAACAATTAAAGGGCTTGAACTTATCCGGGACTCGACCAAGGTATATGATTATGTATGCATAACGCGAATTGATATTTATTTTATGAAATCGATTATATTGAATTATTCGAAACTAAATATATTTTCAGAATTGGAAGTGCCTGGATGGTATGATGATAATTTTTATTTTTTTCCATTCTCTCAACTAAATTCTTTTCTATCTATTTATTTAACTATTCAAGCTAGTAAGGACTGTTGTGCCGCGCATAAGGTAAAATGGTTAGATATTCATTATATTTGCGACGAACATAAGATGGTTCAAGCATTAACAAGTTTTAAATTAAGATATTTCAGAAAAATGATATCATTAAACGAGTTATATACGGTTGGGGTTGAATACAAATACAATAAATATAGTATACGAATTAGTAATACTATATATATTAAAAAGAGGGTCGGGGTTTGTCGAGCAGGATTTACAATGAATATGACACCTGGCGATTATTATTCAAATCATACTATTTCTGTTAGTAATGACGTAAAATTGAGTAAATATATACATATAGGTAATGCCAGATATGGAAATCACAGTACTATTAAAATAGAAAATCCAACTACTATATATTTTATTTTTGATATGCACGAGGAATGCGATATTGTAATAAATAGTTTGGATTTTATTAAAAAAACGCAACAATTGTTTCGTATTAAATAAAGTTTGCCAAGTCCATAGCTATTAAGATAAGACCTAATCGGTCCATGTCAAAAATACCATTAGATGGATAACCGTATAATCTTATATATTCAGCATATTCGGGTTTAATTGTTGCCCTAGCTACGGTAATATTCATATCAGGGAACAATGCTACGTTTTTTTTTAATCCAGATATATAATTTTTTAATTTAGTCATATCATCTAAAATGGATGCTTTTTCAGTCATAGTTATTAAGTTTTTTTGAGTATTGACTAAAACATTATATTGCTGTATACCTTTGTATAAACCTTGCAACGAATATTTTGTAGAAAGTCTCAATTGTTCATAAATTGGATAATCTGTAAATGTAATTTGCGATAATTTTACAGATAAATACTGATAGTATCTAAGAGTTAATAATTTTGATACATTTTGGAAATTACCTAACGAAAAGTCGAATAATAATTTTTGTATTACTACCGAATAATCTGCCAATACTTTATATATATTTTCGTCGGGTACTATAATGTTTGTACCACCGCCTGTAGGTGTATCTGTAATAAATAATGTTTTTTGATACACATTTTGTGTATTTGAAGAAAAAACAGTTTTTACATTCATAATATTTAATCATATAATATTATGCTGATAATACCATTTTAACTAAATAAGTTCTACTAGCAACTGATGTAGTATCTCTAACAAGTAAATGTTGGTTGGTTGCGGCATTAATTGTTAACAAATACCAAATAGCATCGCCTACTTCCCATGGTAATGCTGTTGGTGTGTCCGGTGATACCGCATAGTTTGAAAATCGTTGCGGTTGTTTGTTTAATAATTGCCGAAGTAATGTATATGTTAAATTGCCTTCTTGTCCATTTATCATTGCGCCATTAGCTTCTGATGCTGCCAATATAGCGGATAATAAGTTAAGAAGATTTCCCGAACCACTATTACATGCTACTTCAATACTTCGTCTAAGTTCTGTCTCATTCACAAATAAATCTACACCATTATGAGTATTAAATAAATCATCCGCAATGTGTCTTATAAAATCATATTCTAATTCATTACGGGTCGCAGCTGAATGAATTGGTGTAGAACTAACTACAGACATAGCAGGATTGCCATCTAGTAAATTTGAATTACCTGGTATACCAGATGCTTTAGAATAGTGCGTTCCTTTAAGACCTGCTGAATTTGATGCGTCATATACAAAATATTGGATATCAGATGCGTCTGTATTGCTAATATCGATAGAATCACTTGTAATTTTAAAACATGATGCCCAATCAAGCTTGTTTATGCTAACATCTAGCATTGCGTCATACGAACCAATATTAGAATATGACGCATCAAAGGCACCAGAAATATCCATTGTAACAGTTGTATTGAATTCAGTTAATACAAAATCATGAATCGTTTGAGACATTTATATTATATAATATATTTATTATTTTTAAAATAATATTAATACAATTGTTTTAATTCTAATACAAAAGAATAATCATTCTGTTTTAACTGAATCACATCACCAAATCGATTTAATATTCTTATTCTAAACTTTTCTAATTTTATAGGTCCAAAATACTCTCTTTTTTTGAATATACAATCACTCGCATTATCGATTACAATTGTATTTGCCCCACTTGTTAGCACTATGCGTGCTAATATGTTTTTTCCTATATATGAATTTGTATTTGTGGATACAAATGTATTTGTTGGAAAATTATTATGATAATCATCTATTTCTAAAAAAATATAATTATCTAGAGTACTTCCATAGGATGATTCACTACTTAAATATCCTTCATATAAAATTGGCGTTAAAGAGTCAATTAAACTTACATAATAGTTATCCTGTGTAATCGTATAAGTTTCCTCTCTAAATCCCATCATCCAACCTGCCGATTTATAAAGAGGTTTATTATAAATCGCAAAATTTACTATAAAATAAAAATCAGGTGAATAAAAATTGTCACTAATGTCATATGGAAAATTCCCTATCGTATCTATATCCGGGTTATTTACTCTTATAATAGTATTGGTTTGAAGTCCTATTTCGGCTTTTAAAAACTTTAGCCCTATACTGTCTGTGCTTTGAAATATATTATTTAAAACGGTTTGAAATGTATTTGACATGTAATTACCGTCTGGAATCATTATTGTATAAGATACGTCACTTAATAATTGATTGCCGCTTGAATCATACTCTCCTGTATTTACATTATATACACCAATTTCAAATGTATTGGAATTGTTTTCAGATGAAAAGAAGTTAATCATATTTGGAAATTCAAATGAGGTCAGTTGCATGGATACTATGTTGTTAATGTATACCGGCAATTTATAAATAAAATCTGTCGATTTCGTTTTACTGTAGTTCTCTCTAAACAATGTATCGATGCACAATGTTTTTGTAGTGGTTCTTTTTTCCAATGGATTTAATTCACTGGGTATAAATTCTTCATGTTTTGTGTGAACTATGGGGGGGTCCTCATGTTTTATAACGGGGGCTTGTTTATTTATCAATAATTGGCGGGCTTTACTCACAAA